GCCTTCTTATCGATCGTCTGCTCAAGGAGACGATGCCAGGGTACGAGAATTTAAAACCGTTAAAAACGTTTTTCTCGTTTGGCTGCCCGACGTATCACCGTTTTGTGCGATTTGTGGGTTTGTTAGAGGAACTCCATGGAGTTTCTCTTCCAATCCCTTCGCTGGGTGATACAGGGCGCTTGTCAGCCTTCAAACAATTCTGTGGAGGATTGATTGAAGGTTCGGATCATCCGTGGCGTCGTTCCATCGGTGGTCTTTCGAGTGATACTCGAATGTCCATCGCGATGTCACTATTCCTCTTCCGGAAAACATTGTCTTCCCAGAAGCCGGATGTAGGAGAGTATGCTGCTCGTATGAGTAGCGAAGGTGCATCTAGTGACCCTGCCTTCATTGAGTTTGCTCAACGTGAAGTCAGTAAGATGTTCCCCCCTGGTTGGGATAGTGAACTCTATCCCAATGCAGCGCTCTCCTCCTGCTTGACTCGGAGCTCTTGTGCTCAGTCAAGCCGGTCAAAGGGGGGTTGTAGAAAGTATGTACTTTCATCTGATATTTCTTGGAATAGTCACATGAAGTACGTAGAGAGAGTTTTGACTAGTGAGACGGAGCCGGCCCTCTTGCCGTCTCGTCTCGCAGCTGTGGAGACTGGCGGTAAGTGGAGGATCGTTTCCTCTGCTGATTGTCGTATGTCTCTTCTTAAGCCTCTCAATACAGCTATCTACAACCGGCTGTCCCGCTTCGATTGGTTACTTCGAGGTGAAGCCAAGGTGAAGTCGTTTCGCGATTTCACTCGTGTGCCAGGTCAAGTATTTGTCAGTGGTGATTACGAATCGGCTACTGATAACCTCTCTATGGAGGTTCAGAAGGCGATTCTTCAATCGTTACTTGATAATGCTTCTTGGGTGCCTCAGGGTATCCGGAACCTGGCGTCTGCAAGTCAAGAGGGCATCCTTTCTTTTGAGGGAAAGGAGTACTTGCAGAAGCGTGGACAGCTTATGGGCAATCTTCTGTCGTTTCCGCTTCTCTGTATCGTCAATTATTTA